GACTTCAACTTATCAGATGAAAATAACTGTTGAAGATAATTCCTTACAAGTTGCAAAGAACTTTGAAAGACAAGTAAGAGAACAACCACAAATAGTTAAAACTGCTTTAGGAAGAACTGCTGAGTTTTTAATGTTCTTAATTAAACAAAGAACTGCAAAGGGACAAAGTGCAGATGGTAACGCATTTCCCAAATATACTGCTGAATATGCTTTCCTTAGAAAAAAAGCTGGGAGACAAACAACATTCCCTGATCTTAACTTCTCAGGTCAAATGCTTTCAAATATTACACAAAAGTCTAATCCAAGTTATGCTATTATTTACTTTGCAAATAAATTCCAAAATACAAAAGCATTAGGCAATCAAACTAAACGTAAATTCTTTGCAATAGGTCAAAGAGAACAACAACCTATTATGAATGTATTTATGAAAGAATATAACAAACTATCTAAAATATGAGCAAACGAGAAGATATAGCATCTAATATAGTTACAGCAATTTCAACTGGGTCATCTCCAATAACTATTAAAAAAGTTACTAGAGAACCTTTTAATGTTGATGAATTATCTGAACAACAATATCCAGCTTGTTTCGTACAATCAGGAAATGAAACTAGATCAGATCAAACAATAAGTTTTACAAGTGCTTTAAGAGAAGCAACAGCAGATTTCGTAATTGTTGGATATGTAAAAGGAACAACATCTAATATTGATACAAAACGTAATGAGTTAATCACTACGATTGAAACAAGAATAAATTCTGATAGAACAAGAGGTGGGTACGCAAAACAAACTCAGGTGGTAGAAGTTTCTACTGATGAAGGAGTTTTGTTCCCAATAGGTGGTATCAGAATGGTGGTGCGAGTTATGTATCAATACACATCTGGCACACCTTAACATAAACAAATAGGAGAACAAAAAATGGCAACACACACAGGGTCAGAAGGACTGATAAAAATTGGTGCTAATACTTTAGGAGAACTTAGAAGTTATTCTTTAGAAACAACTGGAGATACTATTGAAGATACTTCAATGGGAGATTCTGTAAGAAGTTATAAAACAGGTTTAACTTCATGGACAGGAACTGCATCTTTATACATGGATGAACTGGATACAGCACAAATATCTTTAACAGTAGGTTCTGAAATTACAGTATCTTTTTATTTTGAAGGTGCTACAGCAGGAGATAAGTATTACACAGGAACAGCTATTGTAACTGGTAAATCTGTATCTGCTTCTTTTGATGGACTAGTTGAATCTGAAATTTCTTTTCAAGGAACTGGAACATTATCATTATCAACAGCAAGTTAATTAATTAAATAGAGGAAGAAAAATGAACGTAATAGATAGAGTGAAGGCACAGTTTGAATCTTTAGGCATAAAAAAGATTGAGGTAGCTGAGTGGGGCGAGGAAGGCAAACCTTTAATAATATACTGCTCACCATTTACATTAGGAGAAAAAAGAAACCTATTTAAAGGTGCTAAGAATGATGATCTTGGAGTATTAGTAGATGCAATCGTTTTAAAAGCAAAAGACTCAGAAGGAAATAAAATATTTAAGCTAGATGACAAGCTAACATTATTGAATAATGCTGATGCAAATGTTATAGCTAGAGTATCAACAGAAATGTTGAATGGTGTTTCTTACGAGGAAGCTGAAAAAAAGTAAGATTTGATTCGGAGTTATATTCTATACTTGCTCTGGGTCATGAATTAAAAAAAAGTATGGAAGAAGTTCTCTTGATGACTCAAGATGAATTTTATTATTGGATAGCTTACTTTAAAGTGAAGGCAGATAAAGAGAAACTACATGGCAGATCAGCAACTAAATATAAAACTTAATGTCATAGACAATGCTTCAAAAGCTTTTAATGATGTTAAGAATTCAATATTTAATGTTAGAAATGCTTTATTAGGTATCGGTGCAGGAATTGCAGTTAAGTCATTAGTAGATATAGGTAAACAAACAGACACAGTTAGAACTAGATTAGATGAATTGGCAAAGTCAGGTTATGGTGGAAGCCAAGCATTTGACCAACTTACAAAATTTGCAATACAATCAAAAATTCCATTATTAGATGTATTACAAGCATCTAACGATTTATTATCAATATCTAAATCACCACAAGAACTTGCTAGAAATTTAGAAATAGCTAGTAATGCTTCAGCAAGATTTGGTTTATCTTTTGTTGATGCTTCAGATCAATTAGCAAAATCACTTTTAAAAGGTATAGATTCTGCAAGATTATTTTCAGATAAAGGAATTAGAAGTATTGATGAGTTTGGAAAATTTGCAGATGTTTCTATTGGTAATTTACCAACTTTGTTTGAAAAAGTTTTTGGTGCTAATGGAACATTTGGAAAAGCAAACGAAAATCTTAAAAAAGGATTAAATGGAACATTAATATCTTTAGATAATATATTTAAAGAACTTCAAATAACTATTGCAAAAGGTTTTTTTGATACTCTAACAAGAGAACTTGGCGAGTTAGAAAAATTCTTTTTAAACAATAGAAAAGCTATAAATGATTTTGGTAAAGAAATAGGTGAGTTTTTAGCAGTAGCAATACTCAAATTAAGTAGTGCATTAGTCTTTGTTAAAGATAATTTTCAATTAGTATTAAATTTATTCTTAGCATTTCTAGCATTAAAAATAGTAATATTTATAACAGAAGTTATAACTGCATTTCAAGCATTGGGAGTTGCATTATTAGCTTTAGATACAATAGTTGGAAAAAGTAAGTTTTTAAAATTACTTGTAGCCATTGGTGCTTTAGCTGGTGGAATATATGCTGTCAAAGGTGCATTTGATGAAACAAAAGATTCAGTAATTAAATTAAACGAGAATCCATTAGATTTTATGGACGGATTAGAAAAGACTGCTGAAGGTGTTAAAAAATCTGTTATAGATATTGGTAAAGTATTTGATGGTGTTTACACTTCTAATAAAAACAATTTAGAAACACTTAGAGAAGAACTATTTACTACTGGTGGTATAACAAAAACTATTACTGATGGACTTAATTCAGGTATTAAATCTTTTTCTGATGGAATAGCAAGATCAATAGTATTAGGAGAAAATCTAAATACAACATTTAGAAAAATAGCCCAAGATGCTTTAGTTAAAATTTTAGCTAAACAAATTGAATATTTAGCAACTTTACTTTTGGATATTGCATATCAAAAAATTAAAACTTCTGAATTAATTAAACAAGCATCAATATCAGCTTCTTCTGGTGGTGGTGGATTTTTAGGTACTTTAGCAAGAATTGGTTTTAATGCTTTTGCTGGTGGTGGGAGTGTTCCTTTAGACGCACCAAATCTTTATAATCCAGTTATGGAAGCAGAGGGTGGTGCTGTTAGAGGTGGTATGCCAATAACTGTAGGAGAACGTGGTAGAGAATTATTTGTACCTTCTTCTAGTGGAACTATTGTTCCAAATCATGATATGGCAAATTTAGGAACTAATATAACATTTAATATTCAAGCAAATGATGTTAGAGGTATTAGAGAATTATTAATTGATAATAGAGCAACTATAATTAACTTAGTTAATCAAGGTGCTAATGCGAAAGGCAAATCAAACGTAGTATGAGTGGAACATTCCCATCAAGTCCAGCACCAAGTTCAGTAGCTATTTCATCTAATCAAAATACTATTGTTACAACTACTGCATCTGGCAGACGACAAGCAAGACAAATAGATGCACAGAAATTTAAATTAAGACTTAGATTCCCTGTTATGACAAGAACTGAGTTTGCACCCATTAATGCTTTTATATTAAAACAAAGATCACAAATGGAATCATTCCAATATTCTCCACCAACTATATCTACATCATTAGGAGTTGCTTCAGGAGTTATTAGAGTTAATGGTGCTATAAGTGCAGGAGTTACTTCAGTTGCAATAGATGGAATGGCAAATAGTACATCAGGAGTATTTAAAGCTGGTGATTATTTTAGATTTACTGGTCAAAACAAAGTTTATATATGCGTTGCAGATGTAAGTTCTAATGGTTCTGGTCAAGGAACATTAACATTTGAACCACCATTAAGAACTGCTGTTGCTGACAATGCAATACTTATTTATTCTAACGTAGATTTTACAGTTGGATTAACTGGAGATATTCAAGAGTTTAATATTAGCACAGAAAACTATTTCCAATACGAAGTTGATCTTATAGAGGTATTATAATGACTAGATCATTAACTGCTGGTGTCATAGCAGAATTAGCTACAAACAAATTAAATCCAGTTGAACTTATTTATTTAGGTATAGGTTCAGGAACATATTACACAGATCATTTTGCTAATTTAACCTTCAATGGAAATACATATATATCTTCATCATTATTCTTAGGAAGTTCTGAAGTTCAAGAGACTGCTGACGTATCTGTAAACAATCTTACATTAAAATTTTCAGGTGCAGATACAACAATCATAAGTCTTTTATTAAACAATGATTACATGAATAAACCTGCAAATCTTTATAGAGGTTTCTTAGATGATAGTGGAACTTTAATAGCTGACCCATTTTTATTATTTGAAGGTAGAATAGCTAACTTCTCACTTGAAGAAAATGCAACTACATCATCAATCAATGTTATTATAGCTTCACATTGGGCAGATTTTGAAAAAGTACAAGGAAGAAGAACTTCTGAAAACTCTCAAAAATTATTATTTCCAACAGATAAAGGAATGGAATTTGCAAGTCAAACATCACAGAAAATTAAATGGGGAGTTGCTTAATGAACGACTTGTATAGAGCAGTTCATATATTTAGACAGATGCCAAGATATGATAAATATACTTATGCACAAATAGCAGGAATGGTTTTACCACCACTTAACTTAGATCAATACCAAATCCATAGAGTTGGAAAAGAAGATGTTGGATTTACAAGTTGGGCTTATATGAATGATATAGTTCAACAAAGATATAAAGTTAGTGGGAGATTAAAAGACAATGAATGGAATTGTGGAAAGAATATTTGGGTTATGTCTTTTGTTGCAAAAAGTCATACAAGAGAAATAATGAGTTGGGTTAAAGAATATTTCAAACCAAAACTTGAAGTTAATGAATGTATTAAATGGATTAGAATGTCAGAAGATAATCATATTTATAGAACATCAGAAAAATATAAAAGAGGATTTCACGCATAATGCCAGAAGCAGTAGTAACAGCGATTATAACAACCATAATAACAACAGCAATAAGTTATTTAATTGCACCAAAACCTAAATCACCAAGACAATCATCTAATGATGAAGTTAAAGGTATCTTAGTAAACAAAGACGCAAACAATAATCCAATACCTGTTGTCTATGGTCAAAGACAAGTTGGACTAACTAGAGTTTATGTTGAAAGTTCTGGTGTTGATAATCAATATCTTTATATCGCTGGAGTTCTTTGCGAAGGTGGTGGTGCAGGAATTGAAAGCATAGATGAGATTTATGTTGATGACAAACTAGTAACTTGGAGTGGTGCATTAACTGATGGAACATTAAGAACAGTAAATAGTTCAGATACTAATTTTTATAAAGATGGCAGTTTAATATCAGTTCAAGCATTTTATGGTTTGGATAACCAATCTGCATCTTCATTATTACAAGAACAAGCTAACTGGACTTCTAACCATAAGTTATCTGGTCTTGCTTATTTAGCTATTCGTTTAAAATGGAATCAAGATGCTTTTAGTGGAATACCTGAAATTAGAGTTACATTAAAAGGTAAAAAGATATACGACCCAAGATTAGATTCTACTAAAGGTGGTTCAGGTTCACATAGAGAAGATACAGCTTCTACTTGGGCTTATTCTAAGAACTCATCTTTAATTCTTTTAGACTATTTAAGAAATGCTAGATACGGAAAAGGTTTACCAAACTCAGCATTTGAAACTAATTACGATTCATTTAAAACTTCTGCAAATACCTGCGAAACTCAAGTAACTCCTTACACAAGTGGTGCTTCAATTAATCTATTTGAAACACACGCAGTATTAGATAGTGAGAAAAAAGTAATTGATAACGTAAGAGAATTACTTGTACCTATGAGAGCAATCTTTAATTACACTCAGGGTAAATATAAAGTTATTATTGAAGGTACTGGTTCATCACAGTTATTACTAACTAAAGATAATGTTGTAAGCGAAGTTAAATTACAAGGAGAAAACAAATCTGAGAAATATAATAGAGTTGTAGGAACATTTACAAACCCTTCTAAAGATTATCAATCAGATACAGTTTCATATCCACCTTATGATGATTCTGCATTAGCAGTAGAAGATCGTTTTGCAACAATGTTATCTGCTGATAACGATACTTTACTTGAAAGAAGTTTTGATATGATTCACGTTACATCACCTTATCAAGCTGAAGAAATTTGCGAGAACATATTAAAGAGATCAAGAAATTGTTTAAAGGCAGAAGTAACTATTACTTCAGAAGGATTAAACTTAGCTATTGGAGACATAGTAACAGCAACTTATGATACAGCAGGTTTTAGTGAAAAACCATTTAGAGTTATGTCATTATCTATTAATGCTGACAGCACAGTTAATCTTGGCTTAGAAGAACATCAAGATAACTTTTATACTTGGGAATCAAAATCACAAGTAGGAACAATAGCTGATACTGTACTACCAAATCCATTCTCAGTTTCTGCACCAGCTTCAGTTACTTTAGATGACCAGCTTATTCAGTATTCAGATGGAGTTGTTATTACTGCATTAGATGTAACAATTGGTGCTTCTCCTGATAGTTTTGTTGATTACTACCAAGTTGAATACAAATTAAGCACAGATACTGATTACATTATTGCTGGACAAGGAAAAGGATTAAGTCAAAGAATATTAAACGTAATAGATGATAGAACTTACAATGTAAGAGTTAAAGCTTTTAATACATTAGGAGTTGGTTCAACTTATACATCAGCAACAAGAACTATTATTGGTGGAACTGCTTTACCAAGTGATGTTGATGACTTTGCGTGTAATATAATAAATCAAGACGCACATTTATCTTGGAAACAAATACCAGATTTAGATTTAGCTTATTATGCAATTAGATATTCTACAGTAACAACTGGTGCTACTTGGATTAACTCAGTTACATTAGTTGAAAAAGTTGCAAGACCAGCAACGTCAATTACAGTACCAGCAAGAGTTGGTAGTTATCTTATAAAAGCAGTTGATAAAGCTGGTAACTTATCTGTTAATGAAGCAATTATATCTACAAGTTTATTAGCAATAGGAAACTTTAATGCAATTACAACACAAACAGAATCTCCTACATTTACAGGAACTAAAACTAATTTAACTTTATCTGGTGGAGAATTAAGACTTACATCTTTAGCAAGTGAAGGAATTTATTTATTTTCTGCACCCATAGATTTGGGTGGAACATATACTTCAAGAGTAACTGCAACAATTACACAATATGCAGAAGACCCTACTGATTTATTTGATAGTGGTAGAGGATTTACACTTTTTGATGATGCAACAGGTTCATTTGACGGAAACGCACCAGCATTTACTAATTCACATTTAGAAATTGCTACATCTCCTGACAATATAACTTATACTTCTTTTAGAAATTTTGTGGTTGGCGATTACACAGCTAGATATTATAAATTTAGAATGAGATTAACTTCTTTAGATGGAGTTTCTACTCCAGTTATTACAGCATTATCAGTTACAGTAGATATGCCAGATAGAATATTTAGTGGTAATGATATTACTTCAGGAACAGGCACATACTCAGTTACCTTTACTTTACCATTCTATTCTGCTAATTATGCAGTTGGTATTACAGCACAAGGAATGGCTACAGGAGATTATTTTTTATTAACATCTAAATCCACAACAGGATTTAACGTAGCTTTTAAAAATAGTTCTGGTACTGGAATATCAAAAAGTTTTGATTATATAGCTAAAGGTTACTAGATAGATTATGGCACAACACGATTATATTATTTCTAATGCTACATTCCCAGCAGTAAGAACAGATATTAATAACGCACTATCAGCAATTCAAACAACAAATTCAGGAACATCAAGACCAACAGGTGCAGTAGCTGGTCAGCTTTGGTTAGACACAACTTCTGCAACTACACCTACATTAAAATATTATGATGGTGCTGATGATATATCTTTAGCAACTATTGACCACACAGCTAACACAGTAAACTGGTTAGATTCAACAGTATCAATTACTGGACTATCTACAACTGCAACAGGAACAGTTTTAACACTTTCAGATACAGCGAATACATCAACAGTAAATTTAATTATAGACAATCAAAAAGAAATTCGTTTTAGAGAAACAACAGCTAACGGAACAAACTATGTAGCATTAAAAGCACCTGCAAGTGTTAGTGCTGATTTAACTTTTACTTTACCTGCAACTGATGGAACTAATGGACAAGCATTAATTACAAATGGTTCAGGTCTTCTTTCATTTACAACTGTTTCTGCTGATGGAACTGCTGACTGGGATACATCTGTTAAAACATCAGGATTTACAGCAACTTCTAATAAAGGATATTTTTGTAATACGACTTCTTCTGCATTTACAGTAACATTACCTTCAACTCCAAGTGCTGGAGATGAAGTTATTTTAGTAGATTATGCAGGAACTTGGGACACAAATAATTTAACAATAAATCCTAATGGTGGTAAAATTTTAGCACAAACTTCTAATGTTATAGCATTAAAAGATAGAGAAGCATTTAGATTAGTTTATATAGATACAACACAAGGTTGGATTCCTTATTCTGGTTATCAAGAAAGCACAGCAGGATTATCAATACCTTATTCAGTAAATTTTTTAGTAATAGCTGGTGGAGGTGGTGGAGGTGCAAATTATGGTGGAGGTGGAGGTGCTGGAGGATATAGAACATCTACTCAATCAGTAAATTCAGGAACAGTAATTACAGTAACAGTTGGTGGTGGAGGAGTTAGTAGAGATGGTAGTGGTAGTTTATTGGGTACAAATGGTTCTGATTCTTCAATATCAGGTTCAGGTTTAAGTACAATTACATCTGCTGGTGGTGGAGGAGGGAATGGCACTTCAAGTGCTGGTGCATCTGGTGGTTCTGGTGGTGGAGGAGGTGGTCAGGGTGGTTCAGGTGGTTCAGGAAACACTCCAAGTACATCACCTAGTCAAGGAAGTAATGGTGGTGCAGGAAGTTCAGATAATGGCGGTGGCGGAGGTGGTGCTGGTGAAGCTGGTAATACTGATGGCACTTGTCAGGGTGGTGATGGCACAGCTTCTTCAATTACAGGTTCTTCAGTAACAAGAGCAGGAGGTGGTGGTGGAAGAACATCTGCTGGAACTGGTGGAACTGCTGGTGATGGTGGTGGTGCTTCTGGTAATACAAGTGCAACAGCAAATACTGGAAGTGGTGGAAGTGGTCATATAGGAGGTGCAGTAGGTTCACCTGCTAGTGGTGTAGTTATATTAAGTATTCCAACTGCTAATTATTCATCTACTACAACAGGTTCGCCAACAGTTACAACATCTGGTAGTAATACAATTTTACAATTTAATGGTTCAGGGAGTTACACAGGATAATGGCACATTTTGCAAAAATAGGATTAAATGGAAAAGTGATTGAAGTTCAATCAGTAGTTAATGAAGTTTTACATGATGCTAATGGAATTGAACAAGAATCTATTGGTATAGATTTTTTAACTAAATTAACTGGTTGGGCTATTTGGAAACAAACATCTTACAATACTTATGGTGGAGTTCATAGATTAAATGGAATACCTTTAAGAAAAAATTTTGCAGGAATAGATTATACTTATAATGAAGATAGAGATGCTTTCATTCCTAAAAAACCTTTTAACTCTTGGGTATTAAACGAATCTACTTGTAATTGGGAATCTCCAGTTGCTAAACCACAAGATAATAATATGTATTCTTGGAACGAACAAAATCAATCTTGGGATTTAGCATAGATATAATTATTATAATTATATTATGACAGTAAGAAAGTTATCTATTGAGGCAACCATAAAAAGATATACTAATGAAAATGGGTTTTCTTGGGGTATTAATACTGTAATGAAATCATTAGTACCTGAAGCTAGTTACGACTTAACATCTGCTGGTGAGTTTATTATAGATAGATGGGATAGTATATATCCACAACCAACTTCACAAGAAATAAAAGAAGAATATTTAAGACAGAAAACTATTGCAGAAGTTATTGATTATCTCAAAACTAAAGACTTTGACTTAATTAAATTTGTGTGCGATAAAAAGTAATGATATATTTTATTATTGGACTGGTGCTTGGCTTATATGCAGAATGGAAGTGGGAGATTGCTAAGTACATTATCGCATCAGTTAAAGAACATTTAAAAAAATAGACTTGATTATTGTGCGTTGCACCATTATATACTCCTAAACTAACGGAGATAACAATGCTAAACTATTCAGATTTCAAGAACTACTTTACTAAGTTCTACGCAGATGCTTTTGAAGATGCAAAAAGCTTTTGGAAGAACTACGCAGATTCAGTAGAAAAATTCTATAAAAAATAACTTTATCTTTAGATAGGTATTTGATAAACAACTTATAGTTGGAAGGCATAAATATTATGCCAAAACATATCATATACCTATTTATAGGATTCATTCTAACTCTTAGCTTTTCAGCTAGTTCGCAGACTACACAAAACAATACTTCAGGTTCTAATACATCAATAGCTGGTGGTTATACTTCTTCTTCATCATCAACTTATGAATCTGGTTCTTCTGTAAACACAACAACTAACTCTACTAACAACGCATATTCAGGAGATACAAGAGTTGCTTCTATGGCTACTGCACCTTCTATGTCTGCTTATTCACAAGACTTATGTGTAGTTGGTTATTCAGGTGGAGTATCTACATTTGGAGTTGGTATATCTGGTGGCAGTTATACTAAAGATGAAAACTGCGAAAGAATTAAACTATCTAAAGTATTAAATGATCTAGGAATGAAAGTAGCTTCTGTTTCTATTTTATGCCAAGACCCAAGAGTATTTCATGCTATGGAGAATTCAGGAACACCATGTCCATTTGAAGGTAAGATTGGTGCTGACGCAACTGCTCAATGGTTAAAATACGATAAGCTTAGACCAGATTATAATTTATATGTTGAGAAATTAAAGATCATAGAAGATAAGAAAAAAGAAGATGAAGCTAAAGTTAATACTAAGTAGCTTATTATTCTTTAGTACAGCATACTCTCAAACAACAACAACTACAAACTTAACACCAAAAGTATTCACAACTATAAATGGTTGGAGTGGAACTAACTTATATTCAACTCATGGTAACGAAACTATTGCTGGAGTAAGTGGCAAGTCTATTCAAAATACAATCTCATTAACTAATTTAGGTTTATCTAAAGCACAAATTAATGAAGGGTTTACTTCTACACAAGGAGTAGATGTTTGGTTTTGGTCTGGCAATCCAAATCAAAATGTTACTATGACACAAATATTAACAGATGCTAATGGTGGAGTAACAACACAGAATAGAATTATAACTTACAACACAGATTACTTTAATACTTATACTAACATAGCAATCGTAGATAAAAATACACAAGATAACTTTAATATAACAAGTAAGTTTTCTTTTTATGAATCTACAAATTCTCCATATCATTATTCTGCCGATTTAAAAAATCCTACACTAAGTATTACTTATGTAACAAATCCAACTCCACCTGTTGTTATTGCACCAATCATAACACCAGTAGTTCAAGAGATTAAATTTATAGAACCAGTACAGATTGCAACTCCAGTAATAACTCCAGTAGTTGAGATAATTGAAAGTCCAGTAGTTGTTCAACAAGCAGTAGAAGAAAAGAAAATAATAGAACAGCAAATTGAACCACCAAAAGAAATAATAAAAGAATCTCCAAAAGAAACAGTTAAAGAAGAAACAAAAGAAGCTGTTAAAGAAACACCTAAAGAAGTTGCTAAGGAAGAAACTAAAGAAACTTCTAAGGAAACTAAGACTTCAGTAACCGAAGAAAAACAAACTGCAACACCCACACAACAGGAAGTAAAAACAAAATTAACAGAGAATAAAATAGGAACGGAAGTAAAGATAGGAGAAGTAAAAATAAAATCAGTACAAGAGATAAAAATTGACGCATTAAAAATTAATCAACCAAGTTTAAGTGTTTATGAATCTAAACCTTTTTATCAGCAAAGACAAATGGTGGGAGTTCCTAATCCTAATTTCTTTATGCAATATACTTTGGCACAAGAACCAGTTTATCAAAATGTTAATCTAAACACTTACATATCCAAAGACCCTCTGGTAGCTAGACAAAAAATATTAAATGATATACAAGAAGAACAAAACGAGATCATTATTCAACTAGAATTGTTAAAAGGTAAAAGAGGTTAAATGCTTACAAAGATTAGAGATAACTTAAAAGAAATTATAGCAACAGTAACTATCATAGGTGTTATTGGTGGTGGCTTTATTAAGTACGGAGAAATTATGTCAAAGATTGATTCTATTGACCCTTCTAAAGCTGGACAGATTAAACAAGACTTAGCTATTGCACAAAAAGAAATTGAATTATTAAAAGTTCAAATAAAAGAACTTAGAGCATCTAGTTCAAATCCTTTAGCACGTTGAGATGTATATATAAACTTTGGATTGGTATTTGCTGTTTATTAAAAGATTGCAAATGCAGAATTAAGAAGCCAAAAAAATAACATTATTTAAGTATATATGACAAGAACTACAAACGAAGAACTAATAAGTTTAAAGGGGCATATTACAGGCATTAAAAATTCAATCAAAATATTGTCTTGTTCAGTATATAAACTGGAGAGACGTTTAGAAAAGCTATTCTGGTCAATCTTTATTGCACTAGGTACTTTAAGCATGGCACTATTAACTTTATTCCTTGCCAAGTAATACAAATACAACTAACAGGAAAGGTATATGAAAAATAAGCGAATATTAGTCATATCAGATTTACACTTTCCATTTGCTCATAAAGACTGGCATGGATTTCTTACAAAATTAAAAGCTAAATATAAACCAGATACAGTAGTTAATATTGGTGATGAAATGGATTTTCATTCTATAAATGTATCACACACAATAGACCCTGATCTTCCATCTCCTAAAGATGAATTAGAACTTGGTAAAAAAGAAATTCATAGACTTCATAAACTATTTCCACAAATGACTTTATTAGAATCAAATCATGGTTCTATGGTTTTAAGACGTGCTATGGCAAAAGGAATGACTAAGTCTTTTATTAAGTCTTATAATCAAATATTAGAAGTCGGTAATGGTTGGAACTGGAAAGAAAAGCATTTTATAGATACAGGCAAAGGAAGAATATTATTTGGACATCAGTTCTCTCCTGATGTTTCTAAAGCTGTTGCTCAATATGCTCTGTCAGTAGTTCAGGGACATTACCATACAATTAGTGAAGTAAGATTTCATGGAAACGATTTTCATTTAAACTTTGGAATGACTGTCGGCTGTCTCATAAATAAAGATGCACTTGCTATGAATTATATGAGACTTAACTTAAAGAAACCAATTCTATCTTGTGGATTAATTACAAATGGTATGCCTTCTTTAACACCAATGTATTTGAAACGTAACGGAGATTGGGATAATAATATCTACATCTAATGACTCAAAGTTTTTCTATAAAAGAACTTACTTATTCAGATACAGCAATTAGACTTGGAATAGACAACACTCCAACAGATGAAATTCTTATTAACTTACAAAACGTAGTACAGTTTATTCTTGAACCTGTAAGCAATAATTTTGACAGTCAAATTGTAATAACTTCTGGTTATCGTTCTCCTGCTTTATGCCAAGCTATTGGAAGCAAACCTACATCACAACATACTTTTGGAATGGCAGTAGATTTTGAAATACTTGGAATACCTAATAAAGAAGTTTCTGATTGGATAGTTAATCATTTAGATTTTGACCAATGTATTTTAGAGTTTTGGAAACCTGAACAACCTAATTCTGGTTGGGTACATTGTTCTTATAAAACTTCAGGAAATCGTAAGATGTATTTAAAAGCTTATACTGCTAATGGAAGAACAGTCTATGAAGTCATCTAAAAAACAAGTTGGTGGAAATCACTACCTTAAATACAAGATTCAACCAGTTGAGTTTATCATCAAAAATAATATTGGATTTGTAGAAGGAAATATCATAAAGTATATTTTAAGGTTTAAGGATAAAGGTGGTATTGCTGATCTTGAAAAGGCAAAACATTACATAGAACTACTTATAGATACAACTAAAAGTAAGTAATATCATTTAAACCTGCTTTTAAGGCATTGTGGCTTTAAAACGAGTATAATCCCATAAGAACTCTAATTGTTAAAAAATAGGGGTAATTTGAGGGTTTAAACACTATAAAAAGGAACATTTAGAGAACATGATACAAGAAATAGATAATTCAACATATTCAAGCCAATTAATCAGCTTAACAAATACATCAGTAGCAACAACAAACGGCATAACAACATCTAATGGTCTTGTAAGAATTGCCGTAACAAATGCTTGTTATATGAAAATAGCGGCAACACCTACAGCGACAACTGCTGATACACTTTTACCTGCAGGTTCAGTTTCTTTTTTTAAAATTGCAAGTGGAGATAAAGTTGCTCTTTTAGGATTAGCTGTAACTACTGGAACTGCTACTGTAACAGCTATGGAATCTGTAAGTATATAATTATGGCATTAGCACAAGGGGCGACAACAATAGACCCAGATTTTGCACCAGAAACACATACTGTTGGTGCTTCATCAGTACAATCAGGAGTTATTACTTCTGGTTCAGGATTAATTAGAATATCAACAACAACACATTGTCATATTAAATTTGGTGCAAATCCTACTGCAACAGAAGAAGATTTATTAATACCACCAGATCATGTTGAATTTTTTACATTTACTTCTGGTCAAAAAGTTGCTTTCATAGCACATGGTGGTGGTGCTGGTGAGATTAACATTTCAGCAGTAGATTAATATGCTACCAGCTTTAGGTGCTTTTGCACCACTTCTTAACACAGTCTTTAAATCAATAGAAAAATCTATTCCTGATAAAGATTTACAAGAGAAGTTAAAAGCTGACTTAAATATGCAACTTCTTACTTCTGGTACTGAAGAATTAAAAGCATCTGCAAGAATTATTGAAGCAGAAGCTAAAGCAGGTTGGTTTGCAAGTTCTTGGAGACCATTACTTATGTACATCTTAATCGGCATCTTAGTTCTTAACTATATTATCTCTCCTATTATCTTAGCTTTATTTTCTAAAAAGATTGGAATTGAATTACCTTCTGATGTTTGGACTTGTCTAAATATTGGACTTGGTGGTTATGTGGTTGGCAGATCAGGAGAATCTATTGCTAGAACTTTGGCATCAAGACCAAAACAAAACGATCAAGAAAATGGATAGTTAAATGTTTTATCTAGTTACCTATGCAATAAATTTTGTAAAGGTGAATGATGAAAAAATTAAAGAAGATGTTGCTCACGTCAGATTTTTTGATAGCCAAAACTTTGCAAATTCAAATTCATTTTTAGCTTCATTAAAACAAGTTAAAAAATTAAGAGTTACTAGTGTTGAGTGGGAATTAGAAGAATGTAGCTGGTTTGATTACTATGATGATATTTCAAATACTATTCACTAAATTGGCAGTAGATAATATTCAATACCATCATTCCAAGTTTGAATCTTTGATTGTGGTAACAACTTTAATATTTGATCTATTGATTTAAACTTTAAACCATCTTTAAAAGCAAAGCATATTGTATATTGAGTGTATCTACTATCGCAGAACATTTGAGCAAATGTAATATACTTCTTTAAATCTTTTAGTTTAAGTTTGTTGGAAGCTTTGACTTCCACGAAGAACTGGCTTTTACGTTGTTCGGTTTCTTTGGAGTAAACAAAGTAATCAGGTAAAGCACTAAGAATCCCAAGTTTA